CCTATTGTCGAGGATGTGGTTAGAACAATGAGAGCAAGAAGCAGGGAAGGGATTCAGAAGTATGGGACTACTTTATACGATTCTCCTGATGGATTCTACAAGTTCCTGAATCATTTACAGGAGGAACTGATGGATGGAATATTATATATAGAGAAAATAAAACAACAGAAGTAATGCCACTACCTAAACCAAAAGCAACAGAAACACAAAAGGAATTTATACAAAGATGTATGATTGATTCCAATATGGTAACAGAGTTTAAAGACAAAGACCAACGCTTTGCAGTATGCTCACAAATCTACAGGGATGAAAGAAGCTAAATTAATTAAGATGCAACACGATATAAAGCTAACTCAACAAGCGTTAGTGGTTGCCTTAAATAAAATAGAAAAATTAGAAGAAAAAGTTTTCCCAAAAGATGAAGATGTTAAATAATTGTTTATATTTACAAAAAATAACAATATGCAATTTAATTACAACGAGTGGTTTTGGTCTCAGCAAACAGAGGAATACCTTTACACTATTATGAATGGTGGGGGTTTAGAATCTGATAAAGCAAGAGCCGAACAAGAACTAAACAGAAGAACAGAAGAACAAACAGAATTTATTGAGTTATGATTACACTATTAAACGGAGAGCATTGGGGTAAAGAAGAAATCCTCACTCGAATGTACGATGACGAGTTTTACTACGGACACTTAGGCAAACACGCTTTAAGTAGTTCAAGTCTTAAAATGATTCTAAAGAGTCCTAAGACTTACAGAAACGTTACTAAGTACGGAGACCCTAACTCAGATAGTCCTGCATTGGCAGCAGGTAAGTTGGTACATTGGTTAATACTTGAACCTCACAAAGTAGATGCTTTACATTTTGTAGATGCTTCCACTAAAAACACTAACAAATACAAAGATGCTAAGGAAAAGTACGGAGAAGTATTTCTAACAAAAGAAAGAAGCGCAGCAGAAAGATTAGCAGATGCAGTCCTAAGAAATGAAGCAGCACTCAAACTATTAACTAAATCAGAGTTTGAAGTTCCTGCAATAGATATGATAGAGGGTTTAGCGTTTAGAGGTAAAGCGGATATTGTACAGGGAGACACAATCATCGACCTGAAAACAAGTCAAGACCTAAATTCATTTCGGTACTCCTGCGATAAATATTCTTACGACCTTCAAGCGTGGTTGTACCTTAAACTGTTTAATAAGGATAAGTTTATTTTCTTAGTCATTGATAAAGCAAGTACCGATATAGGGATATTTGATGTAAGCGATGACTTCTTATCAAGAGGCGAACAGAAATTCAGACAAGCTGTAGATAACTACAAGTACTTCTTTCAGGAAGAAAACGATTTAGACCAATATGTAATGAGAGGAATATTATAAACAAATAACAATGATGCAAAAATTATTTAATGACGAGAAATTTAAGATAGGTATGCCTACAGAATTGTATAGCTATTTTGACAATAACACGGACAATATAAGAACAGGAATGGCAGGAGAGCAATTATTGAGAAAATACTTATTTAAGAAGGGATTTGCTCAACATCAGATAGACTGCACTTTTGAGATTGATAATAAATTGTACTTTGCTGAAGTAAAGACAGTAGAAATGTATAACAATCCCGACTCACACGGATTGTCAAAAGCACAATACGATAGAAGAATGACAATTTATAATAAATATGACATTGAAACGGTTTTATTTATCGTTTGTCAAACCACATACAAAGTTTACGTTCAAAGCCTTGTTGAATTATCAAAGGCAAAAAATAAGTTTTTATCTAAAACAGGTAGTTTTATACTTTTTCCTATTGATAACTACATTGCATACGAAATTAAAGATTTGATATGATAAACCTTAATAATGCTGACTGTTTGGTTGAAATGAAAAAAATAGACACCAATTATTTTGACTTAGCTATTGTTGACCCCCCCTATGGTATCGAAGTCAATAAAATGACACTCGGGGGAGGAAAATACAAAAACAAGGGCAAAACGTGGGATTCTGAAACACCGCCTCAAGATTATTTTGATGAACTTTTTAGAATAAGTAAAAATCAGATAATATGGGGAGCTAACTATATGATTGACAAGATTAAAAAACCATCAATGGGATGGATATATTGGGATAAAATGAATGGCGATAGTGATTTTTCTGATGGGGAGTTAGCCTTTACATCTTTTAAAAGAGCGTTGAGGTCATATAAACACCATTTGTCAATGGACAGGAGCAAAAGATTTCATCCAACTCAGAAGCCTATAAAGTTATATGAGTGGCTATTGATTAATTATGCAAAAGAGGGAGATAGGATAATTGATACGCACTTAGGTAGCGGTTCAATAGCCATAGCCTGTCATAATCTAGGTTTTGATTTAATAGCTTACGAAATAGACGTTGAGTATTTTAATGCCGCAAAGAAACGACTAGAAGAACATCAGTCTCAATTAAGAATGTTTTAAATGAATAAAAACCAACCTACGTTCTTTATATCTGTTAGTGAACAGTCATTGCTAACACAATCAGAGTTTTTGGTTGGTTCTCTGATTATTTTATGAATAAAGATATAATACACGAGTTTTACTTACTCGCCTTAGTAGATATAGCAAACGGAAGAAACATTGCCGAACTAGAAGAAGCTATCGACCTTTACGAACAAGTAGAAGAATATGAAGCCTGTGCAGGGATATTGAAAGCAATACACGAATCAGGATATATGACAATAAAAGATTTAATTTTAAAAATACAAGATGAACAAAGAAATGATTAAAGAAATAGTTGAACAACATTATCAACTTAAACTAGATACAAACACTAGAAAAAGAGAATATGTAGAAGCAAGAAGCATTTACTACAAACTACTAAGAGATAAAACAAGACTACCTTTATCCCATATAGGGGAAACACTAAACAAAGACCATTCTACTGTATTACATTCTTTAAGAAACTTAAAGGACTGGTTAGAATACGACAAACAAATAAAAACAGATTACAATACAATCTTAGAAAGAATAGACTACGCTATAAGTGTTAACCCTGATGAGTTTTATAGTGCTGAATCATTAGAAGGGTTTTACGAGAAACAATACAAAGTCTTGAAACAAAAATACAACTTCTTAAAAACAGTACTAAAGAAGTACGAACCTAATAGAATAGAGAACTTTGATTAAGGTTAATTCTCTTAGTGGTGGCAAAACATCTTCCTACATAGCAGCGAACTATCCTGCTGATTACGATGTATTCGCATTAGTAAGAATTGAACACGAAGCATCTAAGTTTCCTGATAAGAAAATAAGACAAGAAGTAGAGGACAGAATACAAGCACCTTTTATTGCTACTGCAGAGGATGATATAATTATCTATACAATGTTAGACCTTGAACAATACATAGGTAGAAAAATAACTTGGGTTACAGGTAAAACTTTTGATGAGATAATATTAAGAAATGGAAAGAAGTATTTGCCGAATGTAACACAAAGGTTTTGTACGACAGAAATGAAACTTAATCCTATATTTCAATGGTGGCAGAAAGAAGTAAATGAACCAATAGAAACAAGAATAGGTTACAGAGCAAACGAGCAACGCAGAGCGAAGAAAATGTATGAGAGATTAAACGAAGATGGATTGCTTACCCACAAGACAATAGTAGGAAAGCGAAAAACACAAAACAAGTGGGCGGAGATAGGATGGCAAAAACCCGTGTTCCCACTAATAGAAGCTAATATATATAAAGACAATGTTGAGGAATATTGGAAAGATAAACCAGTAAGATTTGCTTATATGAATAATTGTATAGGATGTTTCCACAGAAATGAAGTGCTTCTAAAACTAATGAGCGATAAGCATCCAAGTAAATACGATTGGTTTGTAAGTGCTGAACAAGAAAAAGGATACAATGTAAGAACATTTAAAAATGGAGTAACTTACGAACAGATAAGAAATAGTTTTAAACAGATGAATATGTTTGAAGATGACTTCAACGAATGTGATTCAGGATACTGTGGCATTTAACAAACTATTAAAAATCTTATTGTATTAATTAATTAATGTATTTTAATTATGGATGGTAGAAGAAATAATGGTGGACATTCAACTAAAGGGTTTGCTGGAAGAAAACCTAAAAGCGAAGAAGTTGCACTTATAGAAAAACTTACTCCATTAGAACCCTTAGCTTTTGCAGCCTTAATGAAAGGACTAGAAGAAGGAGACTTTAAATTTGTTCAGTTGTTTTACAATTACTACGCAGGTAAACCTAGAGAAACAAAAGATATTACCATTAATGAGGACTTACCCTTGTTTATGGAAGATGTAGATTAATGCGAGTTAAAAAAACCATTGCGTTTTACAAACTAAAGGAATTACAAAGCAGGATAAGAATAGTTAAAGGGGGAACTTCTGCAAGTAAGACCGTATCAATACTTTGTTTACTTATTGATTATGCTATAAGAAACGAAGGAAAAGAAATTAGTGTAGTATCGGAATCTATTCCACACCTTCGTAGAGGTGCTTTAAAGGACTTCTTAGCGATTCTAAAGGGGCTTAATAGGTATAAGGATAGTCAGTTCAATAAAAGCACGTTAAAATACAATTTTCACAATGGAAGTTATATTGAGTTTTTTTCGACAGACCAGCCCGATAAACTAAGAGGTGCTAGACGAACAGACTTATACATTAACGAGTGTAACAATGTACCGTTTGATGCCTATACACAATTAGCGGTAAGAACAAGTGGAACAATATGGTTAGACTACAACCCCTCTAACTTTTTTTGGGTAGATAAAGAACTAATAGGTAAACCCGATACGGACTACATCACATTAACTTACAAAGACAACAACGCACTTCCTGAATCAATAGTAAAGGAAATAGAGAAAGCTAAAGACAAGGCAAAGACTTCAACGTATTGGGCAAACTGGTGGAAAGTATATGGACTTGGTTTGCAGGGAAGTTTAGAGGGTGTATGTATTCCTGATTGGAAAGAAATAGACAAAATACCCGAAGATGCAAGGTTATTAGCTTATGGTATGGACTTTGGTTATTCGGTTGACCCTACGACCCTGATAGCACTTTATAAATGGAATGATGCTTACATATATGATGAGGTTCTGTATAAGAAGGGAATGCTTAACAGGGATATTAGTAGATACCTTACCCAACTAGAAATAAAAGAAAACATTGTAGCTGATTCAGCAGAACCAAAATCAATAGCAGAGTTACAAGGATATGGTCATTCAATATATGGTGTAAGCAAAGGTAGGGATTCTGTAGTATATGGAATCAACCTAATTAATCAGAATGAGATATACGTTACAGCAAGAAGCAAGAACCTAAAAAGAGAACTAGCAGGATATGTATGGGCAAAAGACAAAGAAGGAAATACTTTACAAAAGCCTACAGGGGAACATCCTGACTGTATAGATGCAGCTAGGTATGTATTAACAGACCAATTAGAGAACCCAAACAAAGGGGAATATTTTATCTATTAATTAGTTTGTTAAAAAAAAGTTTATATATTTGTATAAACAAAGTTTAATTAAAACAATAATTATGACAGATTTTACAGAAGTAATGATTAGTAATTTAACAAAGAAAGAGAATAGAGTTAACACAATAAAGTTCGTGGTTTACTCTTTACTTTTCGGAATGTTTGGAGTAGCATCAATGTATGGGTTTTTATACTTCTTACTTTGGGCAAACGAGATAACAGATAGAATACTTGGAATTATATAAGATGCAGGAGGCTTGTTGGTACGAACAAATATATGTTGTACAAGAACCTGTAAGGCAGGGTAAGAATCCTGATGTAACATTGTATATTGATTACAAGGGCAGAACAAGAGTAGGAAGTCAAAAGACAACCTACAAACAAAACAGTATTGAATTAATGGAAGCAATACATATAGCATACGAATATGCTTATAACAGATTTATTTTAAACAGTTAGTTTTTTTCATTTGGTTAAGTAGGAATTGGTCGGCTATATGCTGACCTTTTCTTTTTATACATATTCCAAACTTATTTATTGTTATAATATGAGAGTTGAAATAAATGTACCTGATAGTCTTAACGAAATTACGTTATCACAATATCAGAGATTTGAAAAGCTAAACACGGAAGAGAATCAGGGTTCTACATTCTTACTACAAAAGATGGTGGAGATATTTTGTAACCTTGATTTAAAAGATGTAGCGGAGATTAAATATAAGTCGGTACAGGAGATTGCAGTACACTTAAACAAGGTATTCGACACAAAGCACACACTTATACCAATCTTTGAATTAGGAGGCGTAGAATACGGATTTATTCCCGTGTTAGACGATATGACACTAGGGGAATACATTGACCTTGATGAAAACTTAGGAGACTGGTCAAATATGCACAAAGCAATGAGCGTATTATATAGACCAATAAAATATAAGAAAGGACACAAGTATAATATAGAACCGTACAACGGAATGAACGAAAGGTTAAAGCAAATGCCTTTAGATGTAGTTTTTTCTGCTATGGTTTTTTTTTACAATTTAAACAACGAGTTAGTGGGAACTATCCTGAACTATTTACAGAAGGAAACGAGCAAACTGACTACTCAACAGAGGGAACGTTTGGAAGCAAGTGGGGTTGGTATCAATCAGTCTATGGAATTGCTAAAGGAGATGTTACCAAGTTTGATGCAGTTACCAAACTCAACGTACACGAATGCTTAATGTATTTAGCATTTGAAAAAGATAAAATAGAATTAGAAAAGAAACTAATTAAGAAACGATGAAAGGTTTTTACAACGTAACGGACAAATTAAAGGAAGCACTTCTAGCAGAACCATTTGTAAACACGGTAACATTTGGGTCTTTAGATGACGTGGATTTAAACAAACAAACTATCTTTCCTTTGTCTCATATTATAGTAAATAACACAACGGTAGGAACTAAGACACTAACGTTTAATATTAGTATTCTTTCTATGGATATTGTAGATATAAGCAAAGACGAGGTTGAAGATATATTTGTAGGAAACGATAACGAACAGGATGTACTAAACACTCAACTAGCTTTACAAACAAGAGTATTAAATATCTTACAAAGAGGCGACCTATATACAGACCTTTATCAAATAGAAGGCGATGTAAATTGTGAACCATTTGTAGATAGGTTTGAGAACAAACTAGCAGGGTGGGCAGCAACCTTTGATGTAGTAGTACAAAATGATATGACAATATGCGACTAACAAAAACACAAGAAGCATTAGAGGCTTTTAAGTCGTTTGTTATACAACAAGCACGGACAAGGCTATCTAAGGGCAATAAGAACGTTTCTAAGGAACTTTATAATAGTTTAAAGGGTAACGTAAAGGAGATGCCTAATTCTATCCTCTTAGAGTTTGAAATGGAAGAGTACGGATTGTATCAAGACAAAGGAGTAAGTGGAACACAAAAGAAATACAATACACCTTATTCCTATACTTCTAAGATGCCACCAATAAAACCATTAGCAAAGTGGGCGCAAAGTAGAAATATAAGACTAAGAGACGAACAAGGAAAGTTTAAAAAAGGAAACTACAATACAATAGGTTATTTAATATCAAGAAGTATATACCGAAAAGGAATTAAGCCTAGTTTGTTCTTTACTAAACCATTTGAACAAGCGTTTAAAAAGCTACCCGATGAACTAATAGAAAAGTTTGGTTTAGACGTAGAAGATTTCCTAGCATATACATTAAAAGAAGATAGATTAAGATGAGTACAAAGATAAATGTAAGAAGTCCATTTTATTTAAACTTAACTGAGCCAGTAAAGCCACTACCATTATTTACTTGTGATGTTGCAAACATACAGCAACTAAGTATAGACCAACAAGGGCAAATCAGTAATCCCAACGTATCCTATGGCATTGTGCTATCTATAACCTCAACTGACTCAGACTTTGCTAATGATAAATTTGCAACAGTTACAACAGCAACAGCTAGAGTTATTACAGTCAGAGTGTCAATACCTGAAGGCTTTTCAAATACTGAAGATGGATTTTTAGATTGTTCTAAGAACGTTACACAGCCCGCATTAATAACTAGTCAGCCTACTCCATCTGACCCACCTGTTAGTTGTTCAGGAGGTGCGACAGCAACAGGCTCTATATCAGCACAGACTTTAGATGTAGATGGGGATAGTGTAACTATAGACCTCAGTTCATTTTTTACAGCAGGAAGCGAACCAATAGCGGGTTACACTATATACAACCCAAGAAAAGATTTAGTAAATGCTAGTGTATCAGGGGATAACTTGACTCTATCCTCTAATGGTATAGGCGGTTCAACTACTATTTACGCATCAGCTTTTGATAATGGCAGCAATACTTGTACAGCTTCTCAAGGAGTAAGTGTTACAGTAAACGCTCCTGCAGTTGCTTTTGATTGTAGTGCAGCTAATTTATCGGGCGGTACAATAACACAAAGCGGAACAATTACAAAACCCAATAGTATAGCCACAGTTGGAACGATAAAAGAAACAAGTGGTGGTAGTGCAATTACAAGCTATCCTGCAAACAATACAGGAAGCGCAAGAGACGTTACATTGTTTTTTGATTTAACAGCACCACAGGGATATTCAAATGCAGGTAGTACAGTAGAATGTTCTCACACTATAAACCAACCTGCAGGGCTTCCTGAATTTACTTGTGACCTTGCAAACTTAACAGGACAAAACATATCCAACAGCGGTCAAGTAGATGTAGGGATTACACAGCTAGGCACGATAGCTAGTTACACGCCTTTGTCTTTTTCTGAGGTAAGTACAGAAACTTCAAGAAGCGTTACCTTCACTATAAACATACCTAGCGGATATTCTAACAGCGGTACTATAGATTGTGTTAAAACACTTACACAGCCATCTGCTGCTCCTATATGTGGAGGTTATACTTATTATTTGACAAGACCTATGAGCGTACCACAAAACGCTTGTACAGACATATGGGATGCAACAACTATAGTGAAGTCTACAGCAGATAACAGAAATACAGCGCAAGGGGATACTGTATGTCTTAACAATGCTCCTTTTGATGGAAAAAGACTTTATTACGGTGTTACAGAAAGCGTACAAGGTATAGGTAAAGGTACAGGTAATTTCTTTTTATGGAGGATAGATGAGAATGGTATTATAATGGAAGTTTACATAGGAGACTGTCCAAGAAACGAAAGTCAAGGAAACATAGCATTTTTTTAAATTATGGCACTAGGAAGCGTTAGAATGAATTTGTATATATATGAAGGTACTGTAGGTAGCTACGATGATACAGACCTGAAGTATACTTTAGAAAAGTCAATTATACAAAACGAAACAAATATAGTTTTAGAGATAGCAGAGTTAGTTAGGGACTATATAGATATAGAGTTTGACAACGATTATACTTGTAATGCAGTATGGGCTACAGCGGTAGTGTATTACTATGATATTTCAGGTAACTTATATGATTATAGCAATCCGCAATCTTTTAACTACTTAGCACTAGATGGGTATGGGTATTTTGAAGATGAAATTAACCCCGAACTAGAAAGACACGCTCTAATGACTTCAAACAATATTTACTTACCCGAAAACACAGTAGGTAAGTTTCCTATATTCGCAGAAGGAGTAGGCAAGGTTACAATAGATTCAACAGATACTGAAATAACTGATAGTGGTAATTCTAACCAAAAGGTACAGTACATAACTATTCCTGCTGACAGTAGTGAGATTAAGGTGTACGATACAGATGATTCAACTTTATTAAAGACTGTTACAATCACAAATATATGCGAACCTAAATTTACTCCATACAAAGTAACGTTTGTTAATAAGTACGGTGCATTTCAAGACTTGTACTTCTTCAAAAAGACTACTGAAAGTTTTGACGTAACAAGCGAAACGTTTAAGACAAATACTATAAATTCAGCGACAGTAACCTATCCTACTAATGCTACTCACAGACAACTTTATAACGTTAATGCTAAGACTAAAATCACGCTCAATACAGGATTCATAAAAGAAGATATGAATAGTACAATAGAAGAGTTAATGATAACAGAGAACGCTTGGATAAGATGGGAGGGTAAAACACTACCGATAATACCTCAGACTAAAAATATGCAGTTTAAAACCTCTTTAAACGACAAGCTAATAAACTACTCTGTTGACTTTGAGTTTGGCTTCAATAAGATAAATAATGTACGTTAATGTTACAGATACAGTTATATATAGAAGGTCAAGAAGTCGAACTTTATAAGGATGAATCTGTAAGTTTGACGCAATCCATACAGGATGTTAGGGATATTAAGAAAATATTTACAGACTACACTCGTACTTTTTCAGTACCTGCTTCTAAGAATAACAACAAGATATTTAAACACTTTTATAATTATTTCATAGAGGGGTTTGATGCTAGAACAAAAAAAGATGCAGAGTTGCATTTGAACTACAAGCCATTCAAGAAAGGTAAAATAAAACTTGAGGGTGTAAGCCTAAATAATAACGAAGCGAAAACTTATAGGGTAACGTTCTTTGGGAGTACTGTAGTTTTGCCTGACTTGCTAGGAGAGGACAGGATAGCTAACTTAACTGAACTAAGTGCCTTTGACTTTAGATACAACGATTCAAACATTCAGTCATATATGACAAATGGATTGGATAATAATATAGGAGATACAAATATAGATGACGCTATTTTGTTTCCATTGATTACCCATACCAATAGACTAACCTATGACTCAGCAGTCAATGAACTATATAATTTAGATACTACAGGCGCAGACAATGGTGTGCCATTTACAGAGTTAAAACCTGCGTTAAGAATACACGCTATAATAAAAGCTATTGAATTACATTACGGTTTAAGTTTTAGCGATGATTTTTTTAATAGCGATAATGAAGCATACTACAATTTGTATATGTGGCTGCATACTAAAGCAGGAGGTTTATTTGTTGACCAAGACAAGGCGCAACAGTTTAGCAGATATCAATTTATTGATGGTGTAGCAAAAAGCATTAATGAACTAGTAGTAAGGTCAAACAACTTTAGAATAAATAACGCTGACGCAAAAATAGAATTTAGACTACGCTTCCAAGTGACACCTGCATTATCAAACGTTGAACACAATGTAGTCATAACAAGAAATGGTCAAGAGTTTAAAAGATTTGATGGTTTAACAGGAGAAACAAAAAACGGAATACAGTCTACTGACTATGATACTGTTGATGACGCTATTGTTGTTGACAATGGAGAGTTCTCTGTTTTTATAGAAACTGAAAACGCAACAAGTTTTGACTTGAATATAATTGTAGTAAAAGAAAATACTAGGTTTCTAGGTGGGAAGAAAGATGATACTATTAAAGCCTCTTTAGAAACGTTTACCGATACTAATATAGCTATCACTACTCAGCTACCTGATATGAAGATTATAGACTTCTTAACAGGCTTGTTTAAAATGTTTAATTTAACTGCATACAGAAAAGATAATGGTACTATAGTAGTACAAACCTTAGATGACTACTATGCGAGTTCAACAACAACTCACAATATTACAGAATTTGTAGTAACAGACCAAAGTCAAATAGATTCGCCTATACCATATAAACAAGTCAATATGGGTTACGAAGGCACAAGCACCTTCTTAGCAACAAATTTTAAAAGGATTTCAAACAAAGATTGGGGTAGGTTAGAATTTAATTCTCAAGCTAAATTTGAGGGCAGCATATATTCTTTAGAATTACCATTTGAGCATTTACTTTATGAGAGATTAAATGATGCGGATACAGGAGACATAACAAATATACAATGGGGGTGGTATGTTGATGAAAAGCAAGAAGCTAGTTCGGAACAACCTTTATTATTTTACCCTGTAAAAGCAACATCAGGAAGTATAGCTGCAAGAACAATAGCAAATACTAAAGTCACAATCACTACCCCTTATATGCCTTCTAATACAGAAAGTCTAATGACAAGTTCTAGTATTGATGACGTCGGGCAGTCAATTAACTTTCACGCTGAAAGAGACGAATTTGGGTTGCCAAATGGCGACAGGATTACAAATGAAAAAACATTATTTAAAACATATTACGAAGATTACATAAAAGACTTGTTTGATGTAAGGAAACGTATAACTAAAATATCTGCATATTTACCTCTTAGAATTACTGAGACGCTGAACCTTGCAGATAACATAAAGATATTTGACAAGATTTATAGAATAAACACTATTACTACAAATTTTGAAACAAACAAGAGCGAACTTGTATTAACTAATATTATACAAACGGCTAAAATAGCAGGAACTACACCTGTTGTTGAAGTAGCTAAACCTTTAGGGACTGTTGATGAAGCTACAAATATTGATATTGCATCAGACGAAATAACGGCAGACACTACTTTATATACAGCCGACAGAACACAAACTACAACAGATGGATTTGAATTGCCTGATATTATAGAGCCCGTGCCTAGTGAAGTGGTTGGAAATGAATTACCACCACAACAAGGTGTACTCTGTGTAGTAACACCTGCAACAATTAACAGAGGTGAACACGAAAGTTTAGCAACCTCTATAATATTTAAATTTACTATAAATACATCAGGTCAAGTTTGTGATATAGACAATATTGATGAGTTTGGTTTCTTATTAGCTACACAAGAAAGCTACTTAACAGCAAGTGATGACATAGCCACACTAAAAGCAGATTCTAACATTACAACGGTGGCAACTGTTAGACAGTTAGATAGACCTTCTTTATTAGTAGGAGAAAAACAAACTATTATAGGTAGCTTGTCACATCCTGCAACAAGATTTGCAAGGTTCTATGTTAAAACAAATAACAATCCTAATTATTCAGAGGCAAATGTAATTAGTGATGTAATAAGTGCTACCACAGATACAGGTGATACCCAAGAAACTAAATTCTTAATAGTTGGTGCAGGTTCTGGAGATGTTACAGGATATAGTTCTATCCCCACACTTACAGAAATTGATGCTAAAGCAAACATTACACAAGGGGCAGGAAAATGTAATGAAACGGTTAGAATGAGCGAGTTTTATCACAATGGGAATGGTAGACTACCTGTTCTTAATGATAAAGTCAAATATTATTTAAATGGTGATTACACAGGTGGTGCAAGTTCTAGTGGAGCAATAGGTGGCGCTAGTTCAGGAATTGGCAAGTATTATGCAATGGGAATAGCAGAAGATACAGGAGGATTAGCACCGTTTTATGCTACAGTTAAAGCATATATTGTTGTAGAATGGAGTACAGCAGAAGTAGTAGCGGTTTACGATTGTCCAATAAACAAATGTGACAGAACATTGTACGGTGCAGGTGGTTCATTATCACAAGCGAGAAATCGTGGTGGTCTTGGGTATATTGGTGTTGGTGCAAATGCGAGTAATTTAAACACAATATTTAACAATATCACAACGGTTGCAACATTTATTGCCCTTGTTTATTCTGATGATTACAACGATTTGAACAATATAAATCCAGCTAATGCGGTTCGAGATTATATTTCATCAGGAAGGCTTCCAAATAATGTGGATATTGAAATGATAGACGAAACAAATCCAACGCAAGATAATTCTTCTGTAAAATTTGATTCTAACGGATTCATAATAAATGGTGGTCTTGCTGTACGCAAATTAGTTCCACAAGGTACTTATTACGCACGTTTAACAATGGGTTGGTGTGATACACCTTACGTATCGTCAACGATAATCACAACAAGGTCGCTATGATACAAAATATATTAGACTTATTAGAGTTTGCAAGAAGCGAACAATGGAGGGGACAATACACAGATATAGCTTTAGGTAAAAACAAATATCCTGAATCAATCAAGGAAGCATATAAACAATTTAAGAAATGGCAGTAAAAAAGACAATAGAACTTGAAGCCAAAGTTGACAAGGCACAAAAGGAGTTAGATGGTGTAGCTAAAAGCGTACAACGTATAGATAGCAACCTAGAAGAAGTCAAACAAAGCACGGGCGGTGTAGCTAAAGGAGTAAAGGGAATTGGTAACGCACTTAAAGCAGCAGGAATTGGTTTAGCTATTGCAGCGTTTTCTAAACTTGCAGAGGTGTTTAATCAAAACCAAAAAGTAACAGATGCCTTTAATACTGCCTTTGAAGCATTAAGTTTAGCTTTTAATGACTTCTTTAAATTCCTTGATTCAAACATAGGTACTGTTATTGACTACTTTAAGGGAATATTTGAAAATCCAAAACAATCTTTAATTGATTTTGGTAATGCTATCAAAGATAATCTCATTGAAAGATTTAATAGTTTTTTAGATACTTTAGGATATTTAGCAAGTGCGGTTAAAAAAGTATTTAGTGGAGATTTTGCAGGAGCATTAGACGACGTTAAAAGTGCAGGTAAAGAATATGTTGACGTATTAACAGGTGTAGACAATTCGGTAGACAAGATTGTAGAAACAACAAGTAAAGTAACTAAAAGCATAGTTGACTACACTAAATCTACTATAGAATCTGCACGAGCAGTAGTTGACTTAAACAAACAAGCAGAGATTGCTGCGGTTATTAATCAGGGTCTTATTGAGAAGTACGACAGACAAGCCGAACAACAAAGACAAATAAGAGATGACGAAAGTAAAACTATTGAGGAACGTATTGCAGCAAACAACAAGTTAGGCGAAGTATTAGAGGAACAACAGAAGTTAATGCTTGAAAACGTAGATATTACGATAAGAGCAGCACAAGCAGAATACGATAAAAACCAAAACCAAGAAAACTTAATCGCTTTACTTGAAGCACAAAACGAAAGAGAAGCGGTACTTGCACAAATAGAGGGATTCCGTTCTGAACAATTAATTAATAGAATATCTTTAGAACGTGAAGCAGCAGACTTGAAGAAAGAGGCTGATGAAGCAGAAATTGAAAGAAAAGAAGAACTAAAACAAAAAGAATTAGAGTTAGCAGAGGCAAAGAAACAAGCTACTTATGATGCTTTAGATGCAACAATAGATGCAGCAGGTGCAGAGACTAAGATAGGTAGAGCATTGTTTATTGCTAAACAAGCTATCTTAATAAAAGAACAGATAGCAGAAGCTAAAGCCACTTTGCAAAGAATTGCATTGAGAGCAAGTGAAGCTACTGTTGATATAGCTAAAGGTTCTGCATCTACTGCTAAAGTAGGATTCCCACAAAACATCCCTTTGTTAATTGCTTTTGCAGCACAAGCCGCAGGTATTATATCAAGTGTTAAGTCGGCAGTAAATGCAGCTAAAGGGTCTGCATCATCTATGGGAGGTGGAGGTGTAAGCGGAGGTCGTGGAGCAGCAGCACCACAAGCACCATCTTTTAACGTTGTAGGCGCAGCACCTGAAAACCAATTGGCACAAGCAATAGGCGAACAGGAACAAAAACCTATTAAAGCATTTGTAGTAAGTAACGAAGTATCTAACCAACAAGCCTTAGACAGAAACATTGAACAAGGTGCTGCAATAGGGTAACAAAAACTAAAAAAAAGTATTGTATTAATATGGACATAGTAGAACTATTTATTGACGAAGAAGATGCTATTGGAATTGAAGCAATTTCAGTTGTTGAATCTCCTGCAATCGAAGAAGATTTTATTGCACTTAAAAACCAAGAGTTTAAACTTGCAGAAGTAGATAAGGAAAAGCGCATCTTAATGGGTGCTGCTTTAATTCCTAATAAACCCATCTACCGTAGGAACGAAGAAAACGAATACTATATTTATTTTTCAAGAGACACGGTAAGAAAAGCTAGTGAGTTATTCTTTATAAACGGAAACCAAAACAATTCTACTTTAGAGCATCAAGTACCTTTAACAGGATTGAGTGTAGTTGAATCTTGGATTGTAGAAAGCGAAAAAGACAAGACTAGACACTACGATATGGAAGTTCCAGTTGGAACGTGGATGGTATCTATGAAAGTACTAAATGAAGAGATTTGGAATGACTACGTTAAAACAGGAAAAGTAAAAGGTTTCTCTATTGAGGGTTACTTCGCAGACAAAGCAGAAAGACCTAAAGACAAAGATTTAAAAGAAGATTTAGAGGAAGAAGCACAAGAATTAGTTGAAGAACTAAGACAAATGCTTAAAGGGGAAGAACTAGATTCTTATGCAGATTATCCTGATGCTGTTTCTAATAATGCTAAACGTGGTATTGAACTAAACGAAAAAGTAAACAATAAATGCGCTACACAAGTAGGCAAAGTAAGAGCGCAACAATTAGCAAAGAAAGAAGCGGTTACAGTCGAAACTATTAAAAGAATGTTTAGTTACCTATCAAGAGCACAGGAATACTACGATGAAGGCGATAGTGAAGCCTGTGGAACTATATCTTATCTTTTGTGGGGTGGTAAAGCAGGATTGCGATGGGCAGGAAGTAAACTAAGAGAATTAGACCTATTAGAAGCATCTTTAAAAGAACCTTGTCAAGCAGGATATGAAATGATAGGATTTAAAATAAAAAACGGTAAAAGAGTACCTAACTGCGTACCAATAGACTAATGGCAAAAAACACAGCATACAGAGTACACGTAGAAGATGTAACTCAATCGGTAGTAGATAATGTAAACATTGAAGATGGTGCAATGCTACGCACAGATGATGCTCTTTATATGGGGCACAACAATAATAACGTGGTTGTATATCCACAAGATGTTACTACTATTGGAGGTTGGGCAAGATATGATGACACTACTTATACTTCACTAAACAAACTATCCTTAGCGGATGGAGTTGAGGTTGTATTGCCTAATAACGCAGGAAGTGTTTACAGAAGTCATCCTTCAATTACTTTTTACAACGGTACTAAGGTATTGGCGGTAAACGAAAACGATGTTTACCAAATGACAGTAGTTTTTAGATACTCTGCTGCCAATGCGAATCAAACATATTTGAGTATGCACTTTGAAGGTGGTAATGGAACTCCTTATGACAGAATCAAAAGTGATATTGTTTTCGCAAAAGGCAATGACGTAACCCACGACTTTCACGGTGTATTCCAATATTACGCTGATGCAGATTTTGTGACCAATGGTACAGAGTGGAGAATAACCGCTAATGGTGGTACAGCTAAGATATGGGATATCATCTATTTTATACAACGAACACAAAACGCAGACTTTAGTTAATGAGACGAGAAAACCAAGACAGATACCCAAGTCCGCAAAACGACAGGAGAGGTTGTTTATGTAAAGACGGTAAGACTTATTCACGTAAATGCTGTGATGGTAGTTTCCAAGCACAGGGAATAGGAAACATTACGGGAACAGAGTAAAAATATAACAAACAATTATTTAATTTATTGTATTAATACATTCAATTTATATGAAAGCAACAGATATGTTAAACAAAGTGAAAGAGGTTCTTGGTGTAGAACTAGAAACCCAAGAAGTAAAATTAGCACAGGCTACTTTGGAAAACGGAACTGTTATTGAAAGTGAAGAGTTCGCTGCTGGAAGTGAAGTGTTCATTGTAACAGAAGATGAAAAGGTAGCATTACCAGTAGGCGATTACACTCTCGAAGATGGAGAAATCCTTAAAGTAGAGGAAGAAGGTATTATCGCATCTATTGGAGCAGCAGAAGAAGTTGAGGAAGAAGCATCCGAAGAAGTAGAAGCTGCGGA